ATATTTTGGTAGGCGATTTACATCCATTACATGTTCTCCTACTTCCTTTTCATGAATGATAAATTGATGAAAGAACGGATATTGTAGTTGTTCTTGAGGTGTGTGTTTATGAACTGTACGTGCTATCATTTTATATAATTTAAAATCTGGATAACGCTCGTCTCCATTTTTCTTGTATAATACATTTTTGTTATTGTCGTCTAAACACCATCTATATATAGTTTTTTGTAAATCGTCGTAATCATCATACTCCAAATGTTCTGGAATGATAAAATCATAAATAGAACATCCCAGACGACATAAATCAAAACTCATGTTTGGTTCGAGTCTGGCTTTTTTGTTATTAAAAAATGGCTCACAATTATATTGTGTATCCGCGTCCCCACCAGGTCCGAAACTATCCGAACAATAGGTAGTACCATTAAAACGATATATGCTTCTTCCAAAGTCAATTATTTTATATATTCTGCCATATGTAGGTACCTTGTATACAATGTTCTCAAATTTATAAAATAAATACGGTATATCTGTTTCGATATACATAATATTATTTGTGTGAAGGTCATTATGTGTAAATGAAAACATCTTTTGGTATATAATAAGAGACATGACTACTTGAAATAGAGCACTGGATGTATTTTCCAAAGTCGCACTTCCAGACGTAAATAGGTCATCGAACGTACCATCGCATTTTTCAAGGCATATCATTTGAACGGGATAGTTATTAATGTATACGTATTGGTCTTCTTGTATACTACATGTACTATCATCGTTAGATGTATCTGTAGTGGTTTCCCAATCACTTTCATCATCCTCATCTGAATCAGTCGTATATGCGATAGAACTATTATCATCACTTGATTGTCCGTCGTCGACGGAATCCTCAACTTTTGAATTATCTACGTTAAGTTTGTTCTCATATACAATACAATTATCAAGAGTTAAATCATTAATATTATCAATATCATCAATGTCAGTTAAAGACTCTGCGATAGAAACGGCCGAAATGTTATGATTTGTTTTAGAGATATATAACTTAGGTCGTTGTTTTCGCGAATCATCATTTGGATATTGGTCTATATCTACATTTTGAAGCGTAAATAGATGATTATTATTGTTATTAAAGAATGGCGATTCGGTTAAGTAATCAATATCATCTGACACATCATATTTATATTTCTGTTGAATTCCAAGAAAAGAACCATAGAAATCCAAACAGTTTATTATATTATGATTTTGTAGAGTCATACTACTCAAATAATAGAAAAATGTATCAATATAAGCACAATTGTGTTGTGAACTAATTTTAGAAATTACATTATGCGAACTATCATTAGAAACGCAATTAGCTACAGGTAAATTATTTAATAGTTCTGAATCGTTTTCATATTTTCCTATCATATAACGTAGTGGGTCTAACAATGGAGAATATTTGAAGAAAATATCTGTGTCATGTTCTATGTCTGACATATCAATAACTAAATGAGGATTTACGAAATGTTTATAGTGATTTAACTGAATCATATTATAATTTTTATTAGAAAGAGTAAATAACTTATCATAAATAGGGTTATATTTTTGTAGTTTATCAATACAAAATGGATTATATCCAATTTGTACGTCATCCGTAGAAGGAATATAATTATTCTCTAAAGAAACAATATCAATAGGGTGACTCTTATAATAACCAATTGAAAATTTATTATCCATCATATACAACTTTTACTATAAGTATTTAATACATTTTTATGCTTAAATACAAACCAATTCATCCTGTAAATTACAAATGCGATCACAATCTCGTTTGAATTACTTTAGAATAATATAATATTAAAGTATTGTAAAGGAAATGAGTTTGGAATTAAAAAAATTTAATATGCGTGAAATCACATTCAAACCAGATGAAAATAAAGGTCCAGTAATTGTTATGATAGGAAGACGTGATACAGGTAAATCGTTTTTAGTAAGAGATTTGTTATTTTATCACCAGGATATTCCAGTTGGTACTGTAATGTCTGGAACTGAAGCCGGTAATGGTTTTTATGCCGCTCATGTACCTAAGTTATTCATTCATGAAGAATATAACACCGTTTTAATTGAAAATGTCTTAAGACGTCAAAAGACAGTGTTAAAACAGGTAAATAAAGAAATAGAACAGCATAAAAAATCAAAGATAGATCCGAGATGTTTTACAATTTTAGATGATTGTTTATACGATCAATCATGGACACGTGATAAAATGATGAGATTATTATTTATGAATGGACGTCATTGGAAGATTATGTTGATAATTACAATGCAGTATCCATTGGGTATTCCTCCAAATTTAAGAACAAATATTGATTATGTGTTTCTTTTACGAGAACCGTATTTAACAAATCGTAAGAGAATTTGGGAAAATTATGCGAGTATGTTTCCTACACTGGAATCTTTTTGTAGTGTAATGGATCAGACAACTGAAAATTACGAATGTTTGGTTATCAATAATAATGCGAAATCGAATAAATTAAACGACCAAATTTTTTGGTATAAAGCAGAAAACCATCCTCCATTTAGATTAGGAGCAAATGAATTTTGGGAAATGTCAAAGAAATTAGGGTCTGATGATGAAGATGAAGCATATGACCCAAATAAAGCCAAAAAGAATAAGGGTCCTGCAATCAATGTAAAAAAGAGTAAATGGTAAGATAATATATTTATGTAAATTTGTAAATATATTATACACATTGGTTATGGGTCATATAGACTTTCGTCAATTTCAATCTCATCATCTGAATCAAAATAATCAGTATCATATAAGTCATCTGTTGGGATATCTGTTTCGCGAATAAGTTGGTCTAATCTGACTGAAAATTCTTCACTAAATACAAGAGTTGTATTATTACTGATATCATTAATTGAATCACCGTCCAACGTATCGTCGTCTACAATATCATATTTTGTAGAAGATTTTACATATAATACTGGTTCAGTCCTACCATTAGGAGTAATAAATGACGTATATTTTTTTCTATTCTTAAATACAAAGATTTTTCTGCCAAATCCAGGACATTTCTGAATAATATCATTCCCTTTTTCTGACATAAGTTTATAATTTGAGACTCGTTTACTAAGGTCAAAATTGTATTTATAATGAAGATAATTGGTTACAGCTGATTTAAATGTATTGATTAAAATATCGTTTGGAAAATCATCGTCAATATCCAGTTCTATAAAAAATTCACTAATCATGTCATAAATACTCTCTACAATCTCGTCTTCATCTTCATTATCAACAAATTGTTTGATATATGTATCTCTGATAATGAGTTTATGATTTCCTCCAAATATCTCGATATTGAACTCAGATAAAAATAATTTTTGTATTATATCTGGAACAACTGAGAATCGTTCTTTCATATAAAAATAAATATTATACAAGTTACTCTTTGAAAATACAACACCACTATATGGATTCTTTGGACTGAGTGGTTCTGAATGAAACATGGGTGAGTTACAAATTGCTGCGATTATAATATGTGAAAGGTCTTGTAATGTAAATATATACATACAATTATTTTCATATAACTGTATTACATTTCGTTGGGTTATTGAGATGGGTGCCAAGAATAAATCATGGTCTACCTTATTTTTCGAATATCGTTGTTTAATCCGTTTCGCAAAATTAGCAAAAGCCCAATATATCTTTTGAATCTTACTAAAAAAATCTAAAAATAAAGTTTGATTTTCCGATGAAACTAAAAAGGTATCACACAAGTTTTTATTGAGTCCTTTGAATTTTGGTTCATTTGATAATACAAATACACATTTCATAAAATTAATATGTAAATCCATTTGATTATCAAAAATATGTTCCATATATGAAATGCGACGAATCGAATCATCCAAATGAGTACCAATTGTTTGATACGTATCGGTATTAATATCGTGTTCGTATTTTACATCACATATAAACAATTTATGTGCTATATAGGTAAATGTTTTCATGTTATCTATGTAATAGACAACAAAATATTTATATCTTTTCAATATAATATATAACCTTATAATGTTGAAAATCGCTCATCGTGGATATTCAGCCAAATATAAAGACAATTCAATAGATGCGTTTATAGGTGCTATAGAAGAAGGTTTTGATATGATCGAACTGGATATACAATTATGTAAAAACGATGATATCGTAATATTCCACGATAATATAATTCATGATAAAGAAATAATAAATATGACTTTAACAGAAGTAGAAGAAATAGGTATAATATCATTGAATACTTTTTGTAGAATAATTGATACATCTCATATTGAAGTATATTTAGACCTAAAAGGCTCAGTTAAAATCGCAGAAAAGTTAATAGAGTTTATACATAAAAATCCAAATGATGTTTATTTACCAAATGTATTGATAGCCAGTTTCAACAGGAATATGTTACATACAATTAAAAAGAGCAATATTCCAGTAAGATTAGGATACATTACAAACAGTAATTATTCAGAACACGAATGGAATATGCTAACATATATAGTAGATTTCGTGAGTATGTCAGTAGACCAATTAAATCATGAAACTATTCGTTATTTACATAACTTACATAAGACCGTGTTTACATATACATGTCATAATATGAATGAGTTGAATTATATACAACAATTTGATATTGATGGCATAGTATCAAATATAGCGATTGAATAAATTATCAATAATAGTTTATTCAATAGTCAATGTAATATTGTCAATAACTTAATCTGCCTTTTTACTGTCATCTGTAATATCAAGTTCGTCTGTTAACTTGGCAGATTCAGCTGTATTTACATCACGTGATTCAAAATCAACGTTTTCGGGAACACCATTTAGATTACCTTCTTCATCGATGGATTGTGTAAGAACATTACCACTTGCTTTAGCCTTTTCTACATTCTCCATTATAGCCTTCTTTTTTGTCTCACGAACACGCTCTT